GATTGGCTGACCCATCTTTCTTTTTTACGTTATGTAAATATCTAACTAAATCTCTTATCTCGTATTCACTCATTTCATTAATTCTTTTAGTTTAACTAAAGTTTCTATATGCTCTTCATTCTCTTTCTCAAGTTGTTCTATATGCTTCTTAAGCTTCATTATCTCACTATCGTCAGGCTCTGCATCCTTTATTTGTCTTGCACTTCCATCAAATATAGCTGTCACAAAGCGTTCTACACATTCGAATATGGCTCTGTTATGCTTCTCGTCAGCTAAACAAGTCACATAGAGCTTCCCACCAGTCCGTTTTGCTTCTAACTCTATTACGCCATCTGTTAGCTTAAATCGAGCCGTATAGACTGCTGGTCTCTCTTCGGATGGATTCTTACCTAAGAAAGGTATATAATCGAGCTCATCCTTAGTGTATACACCCCCGCCGGGGTCATCTTTGTAAAGCCCTTGTTTTTCTCTTAATCTTCTGTGGTCTGCTAAATTTCCCATGTGTCCTCTTTTGCTTTTCTCAAGTCTACTACTCCACCATCTCCTAGAAGTATAGCGTATTCCTTTATCTTCTTATCTTCTACGTTAGGGAAGCGTTCTTTCATTTCAGTGTATAAGTCAATCAAATTGAATGGTTGTCTATCTAAGTCCATAAGACCCTCTGCTACCATACGTGGAATCAACCACTTACCTTCTTGTAGAGGTGATGGTCTATCTTTCTCAGCAACATATGGTTCTATGTCTGTTATAATCTCTGCTTCATACCCGCTGGTTTCATAACCTTTAGGTGTAGTTATTTTCCCTTTTCGAACTTTGAAAAGAACGTCACAAGGGTTAATATTCTTCTTAAGGTGGTCCTTGAAGCTTTGTTGAAAATTCGTATGACTAGACAAAGCCGTTGATAAATATCGTATAGTTTTGTCCCCATCAGACGTATATATTCCGTAAGTGTAGTCATGAATGACAGGCACACCTTTATCACATGTAGTACAGTGTTCATATTTTCCTTTTAAACAATTAGTCCTACGCTTATTCTCTGCATCCCAATGCATAACTTTATGGATGGGACTTATATAAGCGAACTGGCAAAGAGCAGTCATAGAGTCTTCTAACCAGACTCTCTTACTCTTTGGAGACTCTATCCAGTCACTAAATTCCATCAGTCCTGAGCTGGTGAGCTAGAACCTACAGGAACTCTCGTGTGTAGTCTGAAGTAAGGTTTGTTAGTTTCGCCTTCCTTCCAATATGCGTTCCTAAATAGAACCCATTGTGTACCATCTTCAGATTTACCTGAGTAATACACATCGCCTTTCTTACTCTCGTTGCGAAATAATCCGCCCAAGAATTTCAATTCTGTCTTTTCGTTTTCTGACATTTTTATTTCTCCTTGTCTACCCTATTAGCAGGGGGGTATTTAAAGCTTTTCAAGCTTCCCTGTTGTTGGATTAACCGACCAGCCATACTGCTTGACCTGTGCGATTAGTTTCTCTTTCTTCTCTGCTTCTGCTATCATATGAGACTCCGTAGCCTCTAATGCAGTAGGAAGCATATCCAAAAGACACTCTCCGCATATCCATCTGCCTGAACGTAGTGTAGCATATTGACTCCTTATACTTTGTCCTTCTACTATAACACCATTATCAAATACACATTTGCCTAGTGTTGTCCCTACGTCTGGCTTTTTCATCCGTGCATACCTCCACCACCATTAGGTGGTTTCATGTTCTCCATACCTGTGACTTTAACTTCAAGTGCATCTTTTCCAAATCTATCAAATAAATTATCCATAGTTTTAGTAAAGAACTTCTCGATGTCTATATCTTTGTTTGGTACTATTTCTATATGAAAGTTGCCCATGCGTAGCATATGTGTCATTTGATTTCTCGCCTGACCTAATGCCATCTTTGCTTCCATAAGTTCCTGAGCCATATGCATTTCTTCAGAAGACGAATCGGTCATCAACGACCTCCAGTTTTATTAATACCTTACGAAGGTTTCGTATCATACCTTTCGTCTCTCCAATTTCATTACTTAAGTCATCCATGTGTTGGTTTAACTCGAATATCCGTTCAGTTATATCTTCTATATTCTGAACAAACGGCCACCAATCACTTTCTAAACTTGCGCTTCTTTTTCTTATTTTTGTTTGCCACTTTGAATGGTCTTCCATATTTATTTCTCCCTATGCTTCGCATAAATGCTTCGTTTCTAAAAGGATTAATGTGATGTATTCTACCTCTGACATCAGCCCAAGGTTTGATATAACCCATCCAATACTCGTAGCAATTCAGCTCGGTCGGTTCTATACC